ACGGTTCTCAAAGAACTTGTTGACGTCTTCCGCCCGCTTTTGCGACTGTCGAATGTAGTCCTCGGCATCGTACAGCGGACTGCTGTCCCCAGGCTGAGACTTGAACGCCCCGCCCGCAGCCGCTACCGCAGTACCGGCCAAGGCCAACGGACCGTACTTCTGCAAAATGCCCGCATCCGCCGCCAGTCCCGGACGGCTCGGGGACAGGTACTGGTTGTACAAGTCTCCCGCGCCTTGGGCCATGCGGCCGAAGAAGCCTGGTTGCGCCGGGTTCGACCCAGGGGGAAGCAGTTGGCCACTGGACGAATAAGGCGTTGAAGCCGTCGTGCCCATCTCCCCAGCAACCGAAGGAGACGGCGCAGGTCCTGCCATCAATTCGCCCGTCGTAGAGTAGGCACCAGCGCCCATCTCTCCAGCCATATTGGCTGCCGTACCGAGCTGACCAATTCCTTGTCCTGCTCCAGAAGCCGCGGCGTCTGCTCCCGGCGTAGGTGCCTGCGCTCCAGGCGCGGGCGGTCCCATGGCCTGAAGACCACCTGAAATCAGTCCCGAAGTCGCACCCATCTTCAGCGCTTCTGAGGGCTTCATGCCCATCACCAGACCGGCTCCAGTGCCCAAAGCAGCTGTCGTCAGGCCAGTGTTGAGCGCCGTTCCTGCTGCCCCAGGCAGCACACTTCCGACCGACTGCAATGGGCTCACGCCGCCAATCGTGCCACCGCCACCAACATAACCCAGCGCGGCCGACACAAGCGCCTGTTTGAGATTACCTCCGGCTGCAAGCGCTGTCGCGCCCCCTGCCAATGCGGCCGCGCTCGCGGTGCTCGCCACAAGGCCAATGCCTGCCGGACCGAGGACCGTGGCCAGCGCAATCGTGCCAATGATCCTACCAATCGGCGACTGCAAAGCCTTTTTGACGGCTTTGCCGACCTTCTTGAAGAACTTCTTGAAGTACTCCGGCAAGCCCGTTTCAGGGTTGATGGTCCCCGAGCCGCCCTGCGCCTGCAGCATCCGCGCTTCGTCCGGCGTGATGTGCGCGAGCATCGTGTCGCCGTTCCTGCCCCGCGAGGCAAGATACTGCGCCATGTCGGCCAAGCCACCTTGCGCCATGGCCATCGGAGCCATACCCGGGCCTGCCTGCATAGGGGCCATGGCCCCCTCGACACGGCCCATCTTGAGTTCATTCAGCACGGCCAGCGCCGCACCAATGAAGGTGGGATCGTACTGGTCCGGGAAGTCCCCCGGGTCCATCATGTCGCGACTGATCAGGTCTTGGATGACGCGTTCGTAATCGCCAGGGTTCCTGGTCAAATACTCCATGACATCGATCAGCTGATCGATTTCACGGGGCGTCAGATCGACATCAGCAAGATCCTCGCGGAGTGACTCTTTCATCATCTCCAACGCGGCCGGATCCGTCATCCCGAGCGCGGTCTTGGCGGCGTCGTATGCGTCAGCACTAGACACGACCATCGGCTCTTGCTGCGACATGGGAGCTTCCATCGGAAGCGCCATGATTCCTTCATTTTCCATAGCAATCCTTTCCTTGGTTGGCCAAAGCCCTCAGTGGGGCTGCGCGTCAGGAAAGGACGCGAACATGGCCCAAATTATGGACGATTTCATTAGTTCCTGTCCATTTCTAAGTACGACAAGTAAAAGTCCACACTGGCCACGGACGAAGTGACCTTGAGCACGTCAGTGGCCTCCAAAATCAACGGCACCCCACTAAACACATCCATGGTCTGGTTCGTGGGCAGTGCATAGCTTCGCAAGATGTAGTACGGAGTGGCCCCGCCTAAAGGGTAGACCGCCGCCGTCAGAGTAGCTTGACTGGCGTTTTCATTGGTCACACGCAACGACGACACCACTGCAGTGTTGGCCGCAGGCACGGTGTAGATCGCGGTTTCCGTTGCCGCCGACGGCGTCAGATACTTGCGAAGATACTTGTTTGCCATGTCACATCGCCGATACGAAATTGATGGTCAGAATTACCGACGAAATAGCGGGCCGTGTTGGGGTCGCATCCGTGCCATAGTGCTCAAGAAACACGTCCGTACTACTGGCCCACCATGCAAGCTCTAGGTAATTAACAGAGGGGTCGCTTACGGTGAAAATACCAGTGATGGTAGGCACAACATGAGACCATGTTGTGGCGTCTTTACGGGCGGCTATATCAAACCGCGTCCGACTAGCTGCGTAATTTACGCCCGTGTCCTTTGCCCAGATCTCAAACTCTTGGGTCGCATTACTGCGGTTTGAAACCTGGATCCTGATCGTAACCAAATAGTTCCCAGAACATGGAACGTAAATCTTGCTGTTATCCACCACCCGTATCCCATTGACAATGGGAGTAAGGTTGTAAGTGATAAGTTCTTCCGTCGTGATGCTGGTGAGATCCTGGTCTACGTCTGACATCAGCATTGCGTGAGGCAATATGATGCCGTTTGAAAGCTGAAACCCTCGAATCCCACCGGCAAATCCGCCCCCGGCCCCGGATCCGGCCGACGCCCAGCCCGAAGCGGCTGCGGTGTTGACATCAACATTGGATGAATAGCTGTTGTTGAGCTGAAAGATCACCTGTTCCAGCGAACGCACGAGCTGGTCAAATTGCTCGGCGCTGTAGCCCTGCGTTGCCGCATTAGGCAAACGGACATTGTTGATCTTACTCATCTGAGGCCATCAGGCTGGATGTTCACGCGCATCGTGCCAAAGCGCCAGTTTCCGTCCACCTCGTTGCTTTGGATCCGTAACTGAATCTGCCTGCCTCGCGCCCGGGTGTCCACCTTTTCCGTGTTCGGGGCGATCGTATAAGGGTCCAAGGAACTGGGCGTAGCGGCCGCCTGCGGGAAAGCACGCAGCAGCAGGTGAATCGTCAGGTTGCCGACTTGGTTCTTGAAGTCCGGGATAAACCGAGACATGAACAACATCTCGTCGCCATCGCCAATGTCAAAATAGCCAGAGGTGATGAACGAATCGATCGCCGCGCCATTTGCATTCTTGCCGTCTTCTTGGTTATAGACCACAGTACGGCCGGATGTCAGGCCATAAATCGTACTGATCGTGCTGGCCGTGCTGTCCTCATCGTACTCGGCAGCCAAGGGCTTGTTGAAGGACCCGACATCCCGCCAAGAAGTACGGGCCATAGTACCGATCGACCAGACGTTTTCCAGATAGTTGTACGTCACATTGCGGTTGATGTAGTCACTGTCCGCAGAACAGTACCACCATGTCACTTCATTGAACTGGGTGTTGACGCCAACATGGACCTGTTGCGCCTGGACAAGATTGATGTCCTTGAACACATAATCTTGGACCGTGCTTGGGAGCTTTTTCACCGTTCCGTCAAAGACAAAGAACGCTTCCTTACCCATCCAATACGCCACACCATTGACGTCGGCCGCTGCATGCGGGCCCATGATGCCGCAGTTGGCCCCCAACTGCTGAAAGCCAAAAGTAAATGGCGGCCCAAGGTACTGCTGGCCGTGCAAGGACAGGTCCGTGAAAATCAGGATCTGACCACGAGACCGGATGGCACTGAGGATCTCATTGCCGTCCGTGAGCCGTTGTCCACCGGCCGTGTTGGTTGCAGTCGGAGTAAAGTCATTGATGTTTTCCTGACTGGAAAACCGCACGAACATCGGATCCTGTGTTGAGGGAGAGGCAAGAGTGGTCTCAGTGCCAAAACACACCAGATGTCGATCAGGGGTCGAGACCAACGCAAAACGGCTCTTGGTCGGCGCGCCTGCAATCACTGTAGCCCGGGTGTTCAGGGCTGTCACAGGGGCCCATTCATAAATGCCGCCATTGACGTACTGCAGGATGAGATTCTCACCATAGGTATCAAACTGCCAGACTTGAGCAGACAATTGAGCGCCCGCTACACCAGTCCGGGGCGTGCCCCACGTACCAGTCCCCCATGTGCCAACACCCCAACCAAAGTCAAAGTAGGCGATCGGCGAGCCGGTGTTGATCTGATACTCAGCATTTGCGGTGCCTGCGGCAGTGGCCGTGCTACTGGCCTGCATCGGAGCAGTGATCTTGTATTCGTTTGAGTTCACAATCTCTGTGATCTCAAACTGATTGTTCAACGACGCATTGGTGATCCCACCAGGATTACCGGTCACACTGGAAAAGGTGACGAAGTCCCCTAACAGCGCGCCATGGGAGGTGTCGTTGACAACAACCGTGGTGATGCCACTTGTCGTATCAAAAGTAATTGCCCCGCCCGTTACTGTGCGCCGGATTGGAGTGATATCCGCCCATGTTCCACCATAAAAGGCATAAACTTTTTTGTTGGTTCCAACCGCAGCAAAAGGAGCTCCGTCCAAATTCGTCCAAGTAAATACCTGTGTAGCCATTCCCAGAAGGTTCACCGGGATTGCGCCAAAGTCCGTCCACCCACCAATCTTTTCTGGCAGCCCGTAACGAAACCGAACATAGTCCCCATTCGTCCAGCCGCCTTCAGCACCGTATTCGGTGTTTTGCTTGTCAATCCCAGGCTTGAGAAATAGACGAAGAAGCGGCATGGATCACCTGTAGCTTGCGGTTTTTTTTGCGACTGATTTAGGCTGCTTCACAAACTGTTTCCCTTGGGCATTGCCTTTGGCCTTGGCGCGGTTAGTAGCTGCTTTTTCCCCCGGTGAAAGAGCGCCCCACGCAGCATCAGGCAGATATCGCTTTTTGCCCTTACTGGGTTTCCCGTCTGACGTGCGCCACTTTTGCGACGTCCAGTCTTTGAGCGACTGCTGAGGGGCTTTCATGAAGTATAGCCCCCACCCTTTTTCTTGTACTCAGACGCCAAAAGCTGTGCTTTTCTCGCGGACCATTCCCCCGGATCACCGCCCTTGGTGCCCGCTTTGATTTTGGAGAACAATGCCTTACGCATGCTTGGCTTTGTGTAGTTGCCTGCGGCATTGACCTTGGATTTGGCTTGTTTTTTCATGGTTACTTTTGTTCAAGTGCTGCGATACGGGCCTTTGCTTCTACTAGCTCTTCCTTTAGCTGCTGAACCGCTTTAAGCAGGGGAGTTATAAGAGATGAGTAGCTAACCCCACAACTTGCTTCAATATGAGTAATCATACAAAGCATCCTTCAAAAGTTTTGTTGATTCAATTTTTCTTGAAGATTTTTAACCTGTGCCGATAGTTCTTTTACCGCATTTACCAAGTACCACACAAGCGGGTCCGTATTGACAGACAAGACCCCAAGCGAAGTTTCCGAAACACACTCGGGCAGCATTTCCTGCGCGATTACGCCGAGCTGCACACCCGTTTTGTCTATCGCAGCGTTAGCTGGCAGTCCTACAACTTCTTCAGATTTGCGGTACTCAAAGTTCCTGACCCGGATAGCCTCGATCTTAGCTAGACCATCGGCGTTATCAACAATGTTTTTCTTCAAACGCTGGTCGGATGTAGTCTGCCATGCGGTAGTATTGCCTTCGTTGTATACGCCGTTGCTGCCGCCGATAAACGCAGTGTCTCCGCCCTTACCAATTTTGTCATAGCAGAACACATATTCTTTTTCAACAGAGCCACTGCTTGCATTTGCAGCCCGTCCAATGTATATGTTTTTACTGCCAGTTGTTAAATCTTTCCCAGCTTCTTGCCCAACAGCCACATTTTGCTGTCCGCTGGTTACCGATCTGAGCGCGCCATAACCGGCAGCGGTGTTCTCCGTCCCCGAAGTAGCACTACTCAACGCCGTCCCACCGATTGCCACGCTTTGGGAAACGCCAGATCCAGTCCCGCGATTCAGCACCAATCCGTTAATTGACGTAGCAATCGCTGCACCGAGTGTAGGCGTGACAAGAGTCGGGCTGGTTGCAAACACCAACGCACCAGTACCTGTTTCACCAGTCACCGCTGCTGCCAAGTTAGCCGATGTTGGTGTGGCTAGGAAAGTAGCCACACCAGTGC